TGCATCATACGCATGGTCATCAGCTTTTGTGTCCACGTCTTCAGGATTAGTTTTAGATAAAGGCAACGTGGGCATAGTTCTGATAAGATTATTGCAAGTGGAAAAAATACGAATACGAGGATTTCCATAATCATCACAAGCTAACCTTCGATGTATTTCTATCTTTCCTGCCATTCGATTTCTGTCTGCTGGTATCCACCTTACTCCTCGACTTATCATCGTTTCTGCTATACTAGGACCTAAACCTGTCTTATTCCAACAGGAAGAATCCAAAGCTGCATGTTGTATTACAGGATCTTCTCTTTCTATCTCCAAGATAGTATCTCCTAATCGTTCTCCTGTAAATCCTTTAACGTATAATTCTCTATATATCCAAATATTGTTATCCCAATCAATTGCACCCCAGAGTATACAAGAAGGAGAAGCATATCCATAGTCTCCTGATCTTATTCTAGCCCAACCGTCTGGTACCTCAAAAGGCTCTACAACGTGCATACTTTTACTAAATTCTGTAAAGGCTGCACCTTCGGCTACATCCCAATCTCCATCAAGTAATCTTTTTCTTTCTACTTCTGGTAAAGACATCAACATAGCTTCATATTGACCATCTTCAAACAGATAAGGATTGTCGGTTAATCGAGCTGGAACAAACTTTCTTAAAAATAAAGGTTCATCTCCTTTTGAATGGCCTTTTGGATATTTAAGAATCTCTCCGTTGTCAAAATCTCTAGCCCAAAAAGGATCTCCGGGTGGTGCATGATCCAAATACATTTTTTTAACCCACCAACCTCCAACACCTCCGGGATTTGCTGTGCAACGCATGTACATACCTAATGCTGGATCTGTTGTTCTTAATCTTGATCGTAAATAGTTCCATACGTATGGTGTAGGATATTGTGTTATTTCATCTATACCTATCCAATTAAAAGCTTGTCCTTGGTATCTTGTTACATCTCTATCATCATCTACATAAGAAAACCATATTTTTGCTCCGGAAGGAAATTCCCATGTTGATTTAGCTTGTTTAAATACAGCACCGGGAAAAGCTTTAGTATACACCTGTCTACTCTTATCTATCAACTCTGTCAGTTCTGCTAGTGTTCTTCTTAACAGCAATCCTCTGTGATTAGGATTAGAAGCATCTCTTAATACATCAGCTAAAAGTGCATACGATTTTCCACCTCCAGCAGCTCCACCGTATAGTACATCTCTCTCTGGTGATTCTAAGAAAACAGTCTGAGGCCCTTCATTTGGTCTAAATACAACATCATGATCTTTTAAATGGTCTCTTAACTTCTTTGGTATGTGCTTGAGATCATTTGAAGTAACAACAGCTTGTCCTCTACCTTTTAACGCATCATCAACCTTCTTAGTTGCTTCTTGAGCTCGTTTAGCTGATACTCTAGCTATCTTGGCTTGTTTTGTTAGCTTCTCAGCCTGTCTTCTTTTTGCCGAAAGATGTTTTTGAGTAGCAATCTTAGCTCGCATGCGAGAAGACCAGTTATATTCGGATTTTGGCTCTCCGTCTTTCTTAACAGGCCTTCCTCGTTTTTTCTTTTCTTCTTCTATAGGTATAATCCTTTATTCATACGTTTTGTTAGTCCGGGATTAGATATTTTTCTACCTGAAGCTGTAGTCAACCAACGAGATGCTTTAGCTGGACCTACAGTTCTTACATATTCAAAAGCTTTATCTAGCAATTCTAATTCTCTTTCTACTGGTTCGTAGGTTTTTTGATCTTCTGATAACTTATATCCAAAAGGAATTGTAGAAGATGTTCTATTTTTATTTTCTATACCCATGGTACTTTTGTTCCCCCTTGATATTCTCTAGCATGACCTTCTTCTATAAGCTGTTGGCATATATCTATATCATCTACAAAAGGTATTCCTAATATCCTACCAAATTTACCTTTATCATCTTTTACAGTACGAATTACAAATTTCTTCGGAAGAAGTTCTTTAAGCCTAGCTTTTGCAGCCAAACCCAATTTTTTCTCTTCCAAATTCCGAGTCCTTGACTCCGGTGTGTCGATTCCCGATAATCGTACCCTTTCATTTGATAGTGTAACTTTAAAGCCAAGATCAATGCATACATCGATGGTGTCCCCGTCTATTACTTTAACTAAACTGCATCTGTATTCGTACATTCACAACTTTCACATTTATTTTCTTCTGTACAAGTACAGTTTTCACAAGTGCAATCTTTACATTGCCACGATTCTTTTTCTTCTTCTATCATTTTTTAACCAAGCTTCCTCCAAAGTATAATCCTACAATTGCAGACATTAAGTGTGTATCTAACGGTGTAATAACAACACCATTAAATATCCTATCCATAACTACTTCTTTTTTATCTATCAAGAACCAAAATCCGGGTTCAAACTCTGTCCATGTAAGGACAACATTAGTATCAAAAAATACAGGAACTAATTTAGGATAAGCAATAATCATAAACACTGCTGTTAAAGCAATAATTCTTCGTGTCCATTGGAATCCTTTATTATCATACTCTCTTGCTTTAGTAACTTCATCCATTTGAAATTTACCTCTAGCAAGAAGCATCTTTTGTTGATTAGCTTTATCCTTTGATCTTTGTCCCCAGATAGTCATAACACCACCTAGTAAACTAGATCCAAGCATTGTCAACATCTCTACTGGTAAGCCAGCTAACATATAATTAACTCCTAATTATTTTTTCTTTTCACTCATCCAAAATCCTGCAGCACCTGCGATACCACAACCTATTAGACATAGCATTTGCCATGTAGAATTAGGAACTATAATACCACACATAGCTAATATAGCTGCTATTCCAGAATATGATGATGGTTCTTTTAGTCTTGCTTTTATTTTATCCATTTTATTTCTTCCTTATTTTTTTACCATAAGTTTTTTTAAATTTCTTATAAACTTTAGGTTTATTAATTGCTAAGTATGTTCTTTGTTTTTTAGATTTAAAAGGCACTACTTATACCCTTTACCATAGCCACGTAATGCAGCTCCTACTCCTCTAGGTGTTCCTATTTGTCCACCATATTTTCTCTCAACAACTTTATCTTTTGTTATACCTGCCATTTCAGATTTAGTCATACCTTGATAAACAGATTTTCTATCTTTAACTTTTTCAGGCATTTTAATTTCTTGTCCAGGTCTTATCTTATTAAGATCTTTTATGTGAGGATTAGCTTCTTGTATAGCTTTTAATGTTGTACCATTATCTCTAGCTATTTCTGAAAGAGTATCACCTTTTTTAATTGTATAAGGTTTGTAATCTTTTAATATTTTATCTATAATACTTACTGCAGCACCAGTTCCACCTATACCAACAATAGCACCAAAGCCACCTTTTCTTAATTTTAATATTCTTTCTCTATCTGCTTGTTTTAATCTTTTAAGTTTATTTTTAACAGTATCTATTTTTTTACCAGCATTACTAAAACCATGATGTTTTATATCTTTTGTTTTTTGTTTATTTAACTTTGTAATATTCTTTTGTACTTTTTGAATTTCATCTTTATTAGATTTTAAACCCTCCCAAAGTTTTTTAATTTTTTTAAAACCCCATACTACTGCTTGTTTTTTACTTTTTGGTATATCTGCCATTTACTTTATTCCAAGAGTAGGAGAGTTTGTAACTCCACCTATATCAAATGATTCTCCTTGAGGATAGTCAGCATCAGATACAGCTTCAATAGGTCCTTTTACTTGTGGTCCTTTACGTGCTGCTCCATATCCTTGTCCTGTAGGAATACCATTTATCTCACTTAATTTTTTATTAATAGCTACTCTACCTTGTGAACCTATTATTTTGTCGTTATTATATGTAGGCATTGTTTTCTCCTTTATTCATAATAAGAAGATACAAGAGCATTACCATCAATAATGCCACCTCGTTTTCTTCTTACCATAGATTGTTTTTGTAAATTTTCTGCAATGCCTTGAGAAGCATTCATAATATTATTTAATTCTTTTGCTTTAGCAGGAGATAATCCTCCTCCCA